TTAGGTAGTTTCTTTTTCACTTCCACCACCGCACGTTCACTAAACAGCTTGTTTACATACTCCTTGAACTTGGGTATTTCATAATGATTTGATAAATTAAATATCATTTTTCTTTTTCCAAATATAGCCACCAGCCGTTTTCCTTTTGCCGAGCGTACAAGCATTGATACTTGATGCAGCAACTTGTGTTTCAAGAGAAGCCACTTTTGCACTTTCAAATTCAGCTATATAATTCATTTGTAATCCCAATTGCACAACTGGAATTGAATGAGTTATAGACATCTTTCTTTTAGAAAAACTTGAATGCTTTTTATTATACATTGGATGTTTTTCCCCTTTTCGGCTCATTGACATTCGTTTTTTAGTTTCTGCATTGATAACTTTACCTTTAGCAGATTTACTAAAACGGCTTTTAGTAATAGGATTATTATTGTTTTCCGTGCGAGTTACCCACCTTAAATTACAAACATTATTATCCGTTCTAATTCCATTAATGTGGTCTACCTCTGGTTTATTAAATGGATTGGGGATAAAAGTTTCTGCAACAATTCGATGTAACAGTCTTTTATCTTTTCTCAAAGTAACATAAACATATCCGTTCTTTACTCCAACATTTGGAGTAAGCACCTTATTAGGATTCCGAACTTTACCTGTATTAGAAACTTGATAATATCCATTATACCCTTTTACTGTTTTCCAAATCTCTTCCATATCATTCTTCAAGTCGAACAGCATACGCTAAAAAGGTAAATCGTCCTTTACATTGCCATTAGCATCAACCGGAGGCGGAAAGTTCTGCGGCTGTTGCTGATAGGTCGGTTGTGGCGCTGGCT